AAAATGATTTAGATCTAGCTAGAAGGCTTTTACAACGATGCAGTAAGCACGATTTATCAAAGTTTCAAGGTATAGAGTGGGATACATTACATAGAGATGAAGATGAAGAAGGTCTACGGTTAGCTATACATCAACATCAACAAACTAATGACCACCATCCCGAATATCATGTTGACGGTATAAGTGCTATGAATGATGCTCAGGTAGCTGAAATGGTTTGTGATTGGTACGCTAGGCAATCTGAGATGGGTACAGACTTTAG